AGGCACTGGGCTATCAATATCCCTGGATGCTGGTGGTCGAGAAGCCCAAGCGCATGGTCATTGGCACCCCCTCGCGGCCGCTCAATCAGGCCGAGCTAGAAGCGTATGGCCCGCGATAACATCGATAATGGCATCAATGGCGCCAAGCGCGAGCTCTTAGCCGAGAAAGAGTCCGATATCTTCGAGGAAGCCCGCGATCGCCATCAAATCTCGCTAGCCGCTACCAGTGACGACCGCAATCTAGCGAAGGAAGACTTCCTATTCGGCGAGGGTGAGGGGCACTGGGATGACGATGTGGTTACGACGGCAAGCGCGGCCACTCCGCAGCTCACCATCAACTTAACGGATGCCCTCGTTAACCGTGTCGTCAATAACATCAAGGAGCAGCGCCCGCGCGGCAAAGCCCATCCCGTGGGTGACGGGGCGGACATCGATAGGGCAAAAGTCATCAACGGCATCGGCCGACACGTCGAATATCGCTCTCAAGCCTCTGTCGCGTATGACACGGCTGCAGATTGTGCGGTGCGAGCTGGATGGGGGTATGCGCGCCTGGTGGCTGAATTCATCAGCCCGGACAGCTTCAAGAAAGACCTGCGCATTCTGCCGATCGACAACATTTTCTCGGTCTATGACGATCCGGCCGCGATCATGCCGACAGGCTGTGATCGGAACTGGCTGCTCATCGCCATTACCATGCCGCGCACCGAGTACCGCAGGCGCTATCCGCGTATGGATAACGTATCGTGGTCCGATTCGGGCAATAACGAGTATCGCCTGGATTGGGAGAGCAAGGAGGAGATCCGCTTAGCCGAGTACTTCCGCATTCGCGAGAAGACCGACACGCTATACCGGCTGCGCTCGGCCGATGGCAAGGAGTACAACAAGTACAAATCGGACTTGAAGAACTTCGCGAATCCCGGGGGAGAAATCATCGACGAGCGCGAGTCGTATAAGCGCGAAGTGCAATGGTTTCAGTTGAACGGCACCCGCGTGGTCGAGCGGGAGATATTGCCCGGTACGTTGATTCCCGTCGCCCGCTGTCAGGGCAATGCCCGAAACGTCGATGGGCGCGTGAAACGCCGCGGCATGATTCGCGCGATGAAAGACCCGCAGCGCATGGTCGATTATGGCGAGACGGCCAAGATCATGCGCTTGGGGCTTGCGAGTAAGTCCAAATACATTGCGGCCGAGGGGCAGCTGGACGGCCATCCTGAGTGGACGACCAGCAACGTCGAGCCCATTCCGACCTTGGTCTACAAGCCGGTGACGATTGAGACCGCACAGGGTGAGGTATTACTGCCGCCGCCCACGCCGATACCGCCGGCGCAAGTCGAGGCAGGCTTCACGGAGTTCGTCCAGGGCATGCGCTCGAACCTCTTGGCAGTCTCTGGCATGCCGAACGAGCCTGGCCAGGATGCGCAGGGCCAGGTGGTATCGGGTAAGGCGATTCAGCGCAGGGATAAGCTCTCGGATCAATCTCATATCCAGTATTACGATAACCAGACGCTCATGATTGCCGATCTCTGGCGCATGATCCTCGAATACATTCCGGTCACCTATAACGAGCCGGGCCGCGTCCAGCGCATCATCGGCGATGACGGCAAACCCTCCATGCAAACGCTCAATATGGTGGGCCCGAATGGCCTCGAGAACGATGTCACGACGGGCGATTACGATGTCATGATGGATACCGGGCCGGGGTATGACACCAAGCGCGAGGAAGGGGCTGAGAACCTGCTCGAGCTATTGCAGACGCCTGCGCTTGCCGAGATCGTGGCAAAAACCGCACCCGATTTGGTCTTTCGCTCAATCGATCACCCCTATATGGAGGAGATCGCGGATCGCCTGGCCGCCCAAACACCCGATGGCCTCAAGAAGATCGTGGAAGAGCTGCCTGAGCGTGCGCGGAACATCATTCAGGCGCTTTCGCAGCAGAATCAGCAGCTCCAGCAGGGGCTCAAAGAGGCGCAGGAAGGGCTTACCAAAGATAAGCTCATGGCAACCGTCAAAGCGCACGATGTCGAGGTGTCGAATGAGACCAAGCGCATGGATGTGCAGAGCCGCGATCAGACCGCGCTCGCCATTGCGGCAATGAAGGTGCACGGCACCCTCGCCGATACCGAGATCAAGACGGCTGGCAAGATTTTGGATACCCACGTTCAGGCGGGGCACGACGCCCGAGCGGCTGAGCGGGCGATTGAAGCAGGCGAACAAGCGGAGAAAGGAAATGGGTCAAGTAGTCCTGGATAGCAGCAATTTGGATGCCATCGTTAAGGATGCGACGGGTGAGGGCCTGAAAGCTCCCGAATTGCCGATGAACTCAGGGGTTCAGGCTCAAATCGATGAAGCAGCCAAGATCTTGAAGGAAGTCGAGGCGGCGGCGCCCATTGACCCGGCAACCGATGAGGTCGAGGGCGAGGATGGCTTGACGCCTAAGGAGAAGCGCGAGCTCACCGACAAGATGCAAAAGGCGATTGCCAAGCGCACGCGGGCGCTCCGGGAGGCTGAGGAGTTCGCCGCCGAGCAATATAACAACCGTCGTCTGGCAGAAGCGAAGGCGCAGCAGCTCGAGAAGGACTTGGAGGCCGCCCGGGTAGCGGCCAAACCGCCTGAGCCCCCCAAAGAGGCCGTTAAGCCGACGCGTGAGCAGTTCGCCAATGAAGATGCATTTCGCGATGCGCTGATTGATTGGTCGGTCGAGCAGCGCTTGAAGATTCAGGCCGAAAAGGATGCGAAAGCCGCGGCGGATAAGCGCCAAGCCGAGATACTGGCAACCGCTTCCGCCCGCATTGCCAAGGCGCTCGAGACAGTGCCTGACTTCAAGGAAGTGACCGAGGCGGTTGATCTGGCTGTCCCGCCGGCCATCGCCAACTATATGCAGGAATCGGAGATGTTTGCTGAGTTGGGCTATCACCTCGCCAAGCATCCGGAAGAGCTCGAGCGCATTCAAGGAATGCACTGGACGCGTCAATTAGTTGAAATCGGCAAAATAGAGAGTAAGCTTCAGCCATTCTCTGACTTGAAATCAGCGAAAGTTCCTACTGACACTAACGGCTCAACCGAGCCGAGCACGAACGGCGCCAAGCCGAGCACTGAAACGGGTGAAGTCCCGAGTCCGCGTCAATCAGCCCCTGTGATTCGACCGCTCAGTACCGGCAGCGCAACCCAAGTCGAAAAGCCAGCTTCCGAACGTGATTTCAAGGAAGAACTGGCCTACTGGCAGAAGAAGCGCAACGTCAATCTGACCCGTCGATCGCGGCACTGAAGACGCCCATGTGCAACCTTCTGTGCGCGAAAGCGCGGGTAGACTCGCTTGGCCAATACTCTATTGACTATCAGCATGATCACGAACCGGTCGCTCCCGGTACTCGCGAATACATGCATCCTGACCGACAAGTTCAATCGCCAGTACGATAAGGAATTCGGCCAAAAAGGCCGGAAGATCGGCGCGACGGCGAATGTCCGGTTGCCCCCTCGGTACCTGGGTACCTTTGGCGCGGCACTGAATGTCGAGCCCTCGACCGAGACATACGTACCGGTGTCGATCCTGTATCAGTTCCATGTGGACATACAGTTCAACACAATCAATATGCTGCTCGACATCGATGAGTTCGAGGAGCGCTTCATTCACCCGGCCTGTATTGCGGTGGGCAATCGGGTGGACTCGGACGGGGCCTATTTCGGCTTCCAGAACACCGCCAATCGGGTCGGTACCTCAGGGACGCCGCCGACGTCGTATCTGCAGTTCGCGCTTTGTCGCGCGCAGCTGATCGCCGAGGGCATGCCGAAGGGCATGTTGCCGGTTGCCGTCCTGCATCCGTACGCAAGCGCCTATATGGCGGATAGCCTTAAGGGTAATTTCAACCCGCAGGCCAAGATCTCGGACATTTATGAAGAGGGCATGGTCGCCGGCAAGACGGCAGGAGCCGACTGGTTCGAGGATCCGAACATCGCGCAATATACCTGCGGCACGCTCCCCGGGACGCCCGTACTAGTCGGTACGGCCACGGGCAAC